TTCAATGGATGCCAAAGTACGCGTCATGTTATGTTATTATGACTTCTATCTATTTATACTTTTTGGACGATATTTGATTCTGTTAACCTATACATATCATCACCGCTTATTCCGAACTACCGCCAACAACCCGTATCCAGTTATGTCTTGAAAGGCGTCTTCCTCGCCCATATTATTATTTGCTACTCGAAAAAGTTTGTCAACGATACGTACAACCACCAAAGCATCTTCCATTTGATCAACGGAAATCCCATTTGGATACAAGACCTTTAAGACCTTTCCCGCGTTTCCAAATGAATTACCGTATTGCAGTTGCTTTTCGGCAACAAGGTTTCCAATAGCTTTAGCGGTGTTCTCGTAAATAGGATCTGGTTTTTGTTCCATATTATATCCATTTACGGTACAAGATACTGTATTTCTCAATTCACAATCCTTGCAATACACTGGCAAGTCATATATGTTTTGTGTGCATCCAACAGGTTTTCCATTTTCTAGAATAATCATGGTTACTCCTTTATAACTTCTTAATTAAATAGTTTTTGGTCACCACTGCAAATACGTCACAAACCCCAATAATCCGATCATAAACAAAAGATTATTGAAAAATTTATTCCAGCTGTTATCATAATCGTTATATCCACGCAATCCTGTTAAAATAAACACTACCATTACTACACCAAACACAAAATTAAAAATTTCCATACTAATCATCACTCCAATTTACTTTTTATGTAATTGATTGCTTTTTCGTTATCCTTGCACTGTGTCTTCAGCAAACTTTCAGACGATTCTTTTGTATCACCATCAACTACGCATATTATATATTTTTCTTCTATTAAACTTAATGTAGCTTTTATTATTTCATTTTCTTCCTGCAGTTCAATTATAAAGGCTTCCCAGGTGTCCCGTTCTGATGTAAAATTAGCATCTGGATTAATACTATACATTTCGTTGTTTATATAACATTTCATTTATATCGCCCGCCATACTAGTAATTACCAAAAATACATATTAACTGTAATGCTATTTATAGTTTTTGGTGGTTCACGTAAACCAAAAAGTACTTATACTAAAACATCCTATACAAACTTTGTGAAAACTATAATAATATCGGATTGTCACGGACAACCACACCTTATAACCAATGCGCTAAATCACGCAAACAATTGGAGTCGCCTAATTTTTTCCGGAGATATTTTGGACATTGGTCCAGATCCAATAAAATGTCTCAATATATTGAAAGAAAATAACGCCGAATTGTTATGGGGAAATCACGATGCAGCAATAGTCATTAATCGACCAATATGGCCGCAAAATACATTTGATCATGAAGCCAAACAAACCATTATAAATAACACGAATAACTTCAAGGTGGCAACCAACATAAATAACGTTTTGGTAACCCATGCCGGTCTATCAAAAAACTTTATGCACAATATGGACATAGATCTAAATCAGGGAATACCGGAAATTGTACAACATTTAAATAAATTAAATTTGGAAACCGTATGGTGTGATGATAGTCCACTATGGTATAGACCAAACAACAAAAATACTCCAATGCCAATTATGCAGGTAGTTGGACATACACCGCCTGAATGGATAGAAAGAAGTGGTTTCAAATCCGACAACTTTGTTAGTGTTGATCCATATTGTACTAAAAATTTTGGTCCGGATCGCTATCGATACGTAGAAATAGAAAACAACATTGCTACCCTTTATGATAGCAATGAACAACCAAAAGTTATAATGAGGACTACATGAAATTAATAGACCATTGCATAATATTTGCAACATATAAACATGCCGAACAAACAGACAAAAACGGATTGCCATACATTTTTCATCCGTTACGAGTAATGCTAGACGAAAGCCTTACAACAGAAAACCAAAAATGCATTGCAATTTGCCATGACTTACTAGAAGATACGGATACAACCATTAAGGACCTTCATGACATTGGAATGCCTGATGATATGATAACCGCTGTTGTAGCATTGACTCATCTAAAAAATGAACCCAATGAAACATATTGGCAACGCATCTTAGATGAACCGAGCGGCGATGCGAGACTAATTAAACTCGTAGATATAGAAGATAATACATCTGAAAGTAGAATGAATTGCTTGCCAGAAGAGGTTCAAGCAAGGCTAAAAGAAAAATACAATAAGGCACTACAATACCTAAATAACGTTGACCAAAAACTATAAATATTGATCACGTATTTAATATTGTGCCCAACACAAAGGAGGAAGGAAAAATTATCTTTTTCCTTCTTCTAATAACAATTATAAAGGAGGATAGATATGAAAAAACTAAATGACCATTTCAAAGAAATATTAGAAAATGTTGGAATTGCTATAAGAGAATCAAGTAATAGTAAACATAAATTAAATAATATAAAATTACATGAAACTCTTCAAACATTATTGAGAAATAATGAAATTCTTGATTACCACATAGAAAGTATATGGGGATCAATATCTATACTTTCTAATATATACAAAGAAAAAGATAACAGATATTATTATTCTGCTAAATTTTATACATCAAGAAACCAAAATATATTATTTAGGATTCGAGAAGCTTCATTGAGATCTCGTAATACATTTGAATATGAATTATTAATAAACACAGAATGAAGAAATATAACTGCATGATAATAAAAATTATAAGGAGGGAGTTTAAATGTCCAACAATGAATTTGATGATATAATATCAAAAGAAATAATACCAGTTATCCAAGAAGTTGCAAATAGTTCACAAGGCATGAAAAACATAAAGTTAGCACATACCTTACATTCAATTGAAATTGGCATTATACGAACTTGTGAAATATATAAATCTCTTGATATATTGTGCATTCGATCAAAATATTATGAAAGCAACAATAAAAAGCAATATTACAAATACATGATTTCCATAAATGAAGCAAATCAAATTAGAATACATAAATTGGTATATATAGTAGATGATTCATTAAATCCAGAACGTATAGGATATGAAGATATAACATACATGTAAAAGGAGGCTAGCATGGAAATAGAAAAAGAATTTATGGAAATCCTGACATGAAGACCGTTCCTGACCACATAATAAAGCTTGCTGAAAAAATCTGCCTAAAATCAGAAATGAACCAACAAATGTCAGCAATCATTTTCAATAATAGTGGGCGAGTTATAAATATTGGTTATAATAGAAGGATTATTAAGTCCCGGAATCCGACCACCATATACAAGTACAGAATACCGTATATTAGCGTACATGCGGAAGTGGATTGTCTAGCTGGTCTAAACTTCAGTGACACAATCGGCAACTACATATACATCCATAGAAAGGGCGGTATGCTTGCTAAACCATGTCCAAAGTGTCAACATGTTCTAGAACAGTTTGGATTCAAAAAAATATTTTGGTCAAAAAAATAAAAACAAAAAATATTATTTTTTAATATCAATACACAACTTAACGTTTTTCTCTTTTTCAAATTCTTGTACGTCATTGAATTCGTAGACTTTTGATGAATAATGTGGATGACTTTTTACCAACGCCTTTTTCACACATTTTTGAATAGAATCACTAACAAATCCGCTATCCTTATTCATAATACTATTTTCCACAAAACTCGTAACACCATCCTTATTGGTAATACATACATAATAATGAGGTTCTGACTGTACTTCCAGGATATACAACTTTTTTGTATCTAGAATTGGCACAACACCATCCTTACCAACTTTTACTTCTCGCATACTTGTTCCTCATCTAAGTACTTCAATCCAAACACTGTCATACAACCCTTCTGACAAAAATAATTGACCAAATTCAACATCTTCGATGGTATTAAAATTAGGCGACCTGACAACAGTACCATCTTTTTCTAGCGTAACTAATCTATAATTTAGATTCATTTGATTTCACCAACTAATACATAGTTGATTATACTATAAAATAGTTTTGATTGAAAACAAGAAGAAAAAAATAAAAAAAATAAAAAATAATACTATACTTATACTTTTACTGGTTTTAAAATAGTATTCAATATTACTGGATGTCTATAATTATCAGGCCACATACATGCCATAGAATCATCCGGTCCACGTATCGCCGTTTGATACCAGGGCAGCAACTTTTTCAAAACTTTCCCAAACGGCACGCAATGCATTGGTTCAATTTCATTTAACTTACAAAACTTCACAAATTCGTTATAGATGGTTTGCTTTGATACGTACATGTCAGCGACTTCTTCTAAATGCAGTTCAATGAAAGTTGACACTGGTTCACTTGCTTTTTTATACCTATCTTTTGCAGTAGTTGTAGTAAAGCTATTATGGAAGTGGCCTCTATCCAACAACGCATCCAAGTGAGGTAAAACCAGATTAAGAAGCCCTGACAATTCCTCTGGACTCGTTACTTTTTCTAGCAAATTTTCTTTTTCGCTTTCTTCTATTTCTTGCTGGGTAAAAACATGTTCAAACGGAATTATTTCTATACGTCTATAAAATCCCGTTGTATCATCGCGAACTCTCGGCAATTTATTAGATCCAAAAATTTGTTTCGCAAATGATATAAAATCAAATGCTCTTTCGCCCTTTCTTTGTGCACGTATTACATCTTTGTTAGAGGTTAGCATTTTAAGAATATTTACATTTGGAAGCGTTGATTGTTCCATGTCGCCAAAGGAATTCAATAGTTTGCAGTATAAGTCGGACGTCGCGAATCTATCTTTTTCCAAATCATGCATTGAAACAGAAGATATATTGTCTTCGCCAAGCATTTTACAAACAGTATCAATAAAGTGAGATTTACCAGTACCACCAGGTCCCAGCAATATAAATGCTTTTTGGATAGGATACGCCCGGTACAAACAATATCCAATAAATTCTAATGCCTTCCTGAAATCCTCTTCTCGGAGAACCGTTTGAAACATCTTAATTATGTTTGGACACTGGGCATCAGGATCATAGTTAACGTTGATTTGGATTCTAGAATAATAAGTAGGTCTATGTGGTTCTAATACACCGGTTCGCCAATTAAGATAGCCATTTAGACAATTTATAATATCTAGGTTATTATCGAATTTTTTTGATTCCACGTATGTTAGGCCTCGTATTATACCAAGAACTTCTTTTAGGACGTGGGCATTATAGCAAGTTTGTCCGTTATCTTTTACACGTGGGCCAAGCAATTCAACTAAAATTTTATGTATTACTTCTTCACCATTTTCCACGTAATGTCCTTTGACGTAGGTCATCATCGTTTTTGTTTCTATTATTGTGGCAACTGGAACATTTTTTATGATTAATTTTGCCAAGTTGTGATAATTAATTGCAGTAATCCCTTTGCTTTTAGGATTACGTTCAAAACATTCTTCGAGATCTGTTTCTGTAAAATCTTGCATACTCATTGTAACACCACGAAACGTTTAAAAAATAAAATAAAAAATTATAAATCTATATGTCTATGCGGCTAACCATGAAGCTATTTTCTAGATATTATTGTAATAGACTCCTTTTGGTTTTAGATATTATTCTTTTTGTTTTCTTGTGATTACTTTTAGAGGTTTTCCGAACCTTTTTTTGGCTAGGTGCAAATTCAATTACTTCCTCGCCAGTAACTAGCAAACGTGTTTCAAATCGACCTCCGTTACAGCACGTTCTTGTGTATAGTTTACCGTCAGATACAAGCTTCTGGATAGCATTTGTAACCTTTTCACTGCTTTGGAAAGACTTTCCTTCCAACAACATATCAACGGTAACCAATTTTCGCTTACATTGATTTTTTATTTTTTCTAACAATCGGTTTTCGTCCATTTTCACTCCAAATCTTCCTTGTCACTTTTGCAAAGTTTGTCAACAGCATTAATCATGTCCGTAATTAATAAACGACCCTGGAATCGTTTCGCGTCTTCTTGGGACGCAACTATACAAATGTCCAAGTTGTGCCTATTTAAAACTTCGCGAATTTCTTCAAACATTATATTTATTTGTTCTTGGCTTTGCGGTTCCAGGTCATTAAGGGCAGCCATATCTTCCACAATCATGGTGAAGCCAGCACCGTACATTTCATCAACTGATATCATTCTAGACCTTCCAACATAACTACTTATTTGGCATATCACAGTTATATACTTTTTGGTTGGGAAAAAAATTAAGAAAATACCCTTCTCGGAAATTCGTATTCTCTTCTTACGTGATTCCAAGACGTAATCAAAGTAAAATATCCAACAATTCTAGTCATATGGGATATTATCTTTTTACCGCAAATTGAACAAGTTTCAGAATTTCCGCAAACTGTAACATGACCATCTTCGCACTCGCCAAAAGAATAATTCACGGCCATGTGGGAAACACCGTGCTTTACAGAATATTCTATAAGATGTTTCATGGTGGTAGGATCTTCTATTCGGTCACTAACATTAAGATGAAGTATACCACCACCAGACAACATATCCTGGAACTTTCCAGTTAGTATTATTCTTTCTGGCAAAGGCGCGTCGACAATCAATGGTATGTATTGATTGCTATATAGTTTGAATGGTATTTTATCTTCACCAAATAATATCTTGTCTTTTTCTACAAGTTTTACAGCAACCGACTCACCTGGAATTTCTTCAACGTTAAAAGAATTTCCTGTTTCTTCGCTAGCAACTTTAGCAAAATCCTCAATAAAGTTCAATACTTCTGCTGTAAACTTCATACCGTCATTAGACTTAATATCAATTCCCATGAAGTAACAACATTCATATATGCCAATTATGCCAATAGTAGAAAATAGTCTTTTGAGCGTAAACCATCCAAGTGGCTTAAAGAACTTCAAGAATCCTTGATCAATCCTGCGTTGTAATATTTCTTCACGATGCACAACAAGAAGATCCTTACAAATTTCCAACTGCTTGGTAAGATCAGCAAAGAACTTTTCATGATTACCATCAGCCTTCAGAGCAATTCTAGGTAAGTTTATGGTAACTACCCTATGAGAACCTAAATTTAGGCCACCATTACCAAAAGAATCTCCTCTTGCTTCCATGCGAGATTCATCATTAATTAGTCTACAACAACTAGCTATTTTATTTCCAGTATTTATATATAAATTAAACGTACCATTTTTTATATTAACACACGAAACCCAATCAAGAAAATCTTGATCAATAATAGATCTATCTTCTCGGCAAGCAATGTTAAAGGTCACTATCGGAAAGCGATATGGCATACCACTAACTGGGTCTCCTTCCGCAAACCATTCTGCAAACAACTTCTGAATTCGTATCACATAATCATAATCAACGCTGGTGCCATCAGGATATGTATAATGCTCAAAAAGTTTTTCTAAGTTCGGTCTATCAAATATGCTAACGTTAGTGAATGGACTTTGACCACCGACCCGGAACTTATTGCTCATTACATGAACAAAACCCTGTAACAAATTAATTATTTGATAATCAGATAGATTTTCTTTCTTAGTATAATAACAAAGATTTACAATTAGGTCTGATATCGCAATAGCACCTGCAAACGACTGTGATAAATCCATTGTTGTT